CGCGAAAATACACCACACAAGTGCAACTCTACTGCTTTTTTCTGTTTATGTCAATCAAATGTTCCATGGAGGAAACGCATGAATCCACTTCGAGCGATATTTCACTCACGCGACAAACCGAAAGATTCTCTCAACGGTAGTCGCTACAGCTTCTTTTTCGGTGGCACTTCAAGCGGGAAACCGGTCAACGAAACGACCGCTATGCAGATGACGGCGGTGTACTCCTGCGTGAGGATCCTGTCCGAAACCGTCGCAGGCTTGCCGCTGAACGTTTATCGGTACAATGACAGCGGCGGGAAAGAGAAAGCGTTCAATCATCCACTGTACCGGTTGTTGCATGACGAGCCAAACCCTGAGATGACTAGTTTCGCGTTTCGGGAGACGCTCATGAGTCACCTGCTTTTATGGGGCAACGCTTACGCGCAGATCATCCGAAACGCCAGAGGCGAAGTAGTCGCGCTCTACCCGCTCATGCCGAACAAAATGACAGTCGACCGTGATCAAAGCGGCCGACTTTTTTATTTGTATCAGCGCGGGTCCGAGGATCCAAAGACGCTCGGTTCGGATAACAGAGTTTACCTAGCACCGACTGACGTTCTACACATACCCGGCCTCGGTTTCGATGGCCTGATCGGCTACAGCCCAATTGCCATGGCGAAGAACGCCATCGGATTGGCAATTGCTACCGAAGAGTATGGCGCGAAGTTCTTTGCCAACGGTGCGGCTCCTTCCGGCGTCCTGGAACACCCCGGAACGATCAAGGATCCGATTCGGGTCAAAGAAAGCTGGAACGCGGCGTATCAGGGCAGCGCGAATTCTCACAAGATCGCGGTGCTCGAAGAGGGTATGAAGTATACGGCGATCGGGATCGCGCCGGAGCAGGCGCAGTTTCTGGAAACACGTAAATTCCAGATCAACGAGATTGCGCGCATTTTTCGTGTTCCGCCGCATATGCTGGCGGACTTGGAGAAGTCGTCATTCAGCAACATCGAACAGCAGTCGTTGGAGTTTGTGAAATACACCCTCGATCCCTGGGTCGTGCGCTGGGAACAGAGTATGTGCCGGGTTCTGTTCAGCGAGAGCGAAAAACCTGCGTATTTCATCAAGTTCAACGTTGACGGCCTTCTGAGGGGCGACTACGCCTCCCGTATGACTGGGTACGCCACCGCGCGACAGAACGGTTGGATGAGCGCGAACGATATACGCGAGCTGGAAAACCTCGATCGCATCGCACCCGATCTGGGCGGTGATCTGTATCTGATCAACGGAGCCATGACAAAGCTGGAGGACGCAGGGTTGTTCGGGGGAGCACAGCAGAAAAAGGAGGATTCTTCTTGAAACGACAATTTTGGAATTGGGTGCGCAATGAAGACGGCATCCGCACGTTGACCATCGACGGTGTGATCGCCGAAGAGAGCTGGTTTGATGACGACGTCACGCCGAAACTGTTTCGGGAGCAGTTACACGCCGGCACGGGCGACGTCGTGATTTGGGTCAATAGTCCAGGTGGCGATTGCGTCGCAGCAAGCCAGATCTACACCATGCTCATGGAGTACAAGGGTCGGGTTACCGTCAAGATCGACGGTATCGCGGCAAGTGCCGCGTCGGTGATCGCTATGGCCGGCACCGAAGTGCTCATGGCCCCGACCAGCTTGCTCATGATCCATAACCCGTTGACGGTAGCGATAGGCGACAGCGAAGAAATGCAAAAAGCGATCGCCATGCTGGACGAGGTAAAGGAAAGCATCATCAACGCATATGAGCTGAAGACGGGCATGTCCCGCGCGAAGCTCGCGCACCTCATGGATGCTGAGACGTGGATGAATGCGCAAAAGGCGATCGAGCTTGGTTTCGTTGACGGTATCCTGACACGCGACACGGGCGTGCAGGACGGTATTCCGATCAATGGCTACCAATTTAGCCGTCGCGCGGTGACAAATTCGCTCCTGAGCAAAATCCCGAAAACAGAACACAAGCAACCTTCCGAGCCGCTGTATCAGCGTCTCAATCTTTTGAAGAAATAAGGAGAAAAATATGAATCAGATTCAGGAACTCCGCGAAAAGCGCGCCAAAGCGTGGGACGCGGCGAAAGCATTTCTCGACACCAAGCGTGGCACGGACGGCCTGCTCGCAGCCGAGGATGTCACAAACTACGAAAAGATGGAAGCCGACGTCGTTGCGCTCGGTAAAGAAGTGGAACGCCTCGAACGTCAGGCGGCACTGGACGCGGAACTGAACAAGCCTACCGCCGATCCGCTGACGAGTAAACCCGCGCAAACCAATACGGAGCAGAAGACTGGCCGCGCGACCGCCGAGTACAAGAAGGCATTCTGGAACGCGATCCGCTCCAAGAACCCTAGACCCGAGATCCTGAACTCCCTGCTGGAAGGCACCGACAGCGAGGGCGGCTATCTCGTTCCCGACGAGTTTGAGCGCACCTTGGTTCAGAAGCTGACAGAAGCAAACGTGCTGCGTCCGCTCTGCCATGTCATCCAGACGAGCTATGGCGATCGTAAGATTCCGGTGGTCGCTTCGAAAGGCACCGCCGACTGGGTCGATGAAGAAGGCACCTATCCGCTCTCGGACGACTCCTTCTCGCAGGTCGTCCTTGGCGCATACAAGCTCGCAACCATGATCAAGGTGTCGGAAGAGCTGCTCTCCGACAGCATCTTCGACATCGAAGGATATGTCTCCGAGCAGTTTGGCAAACGTATCGGCGACAAGGAAGAGGACGCGTTCCTCAACGGCAACGGTGTGAGCAAGCCCATCGGTATTCTCAATGCCACCGGTGGCGCGGAGGTCGGCGTCACCACTGCGGGCGTTGCTGCGATCACGGGCGACGAGCTGATCGACCTTGTGTACTCACTCCGCGCACCGTACCGTAAGGGCGCGGTGTTCGTACTCAATGACACCACCGTGAAGCTTCTGCGTAAGCTCAAAGACGGCGACGGGCAGTATCTCTGGCGACCGGGCATCACGGAAAACGCGCCGGACACGATTCTCGGCCACCGCATCGTAACCAGCGAGTTCATGCCAGGAGTCAGCGCAGGGAACAAGTCCATCGCGTTCGGCGACTTCTCCTACTACTGGATCGCTGACCGTCAGGGTCGTACGTTCAAACGCCTGAATGAGCTGTATGCGACCACCGGTCAGGTTGGCTTCCTTGCTTCTCAGCGCCTCGACGGCAAGCTGATCCTGCCGGAAGCGATCAAGGTCCTGCAGCAGAAAGCGTAACGGTGGGTCTATATGGAGATCATTGATACCCCAGCGGGCGATGTGACCCGCAACTGCAAGAACTACCTCACGGATGGCGGGGATCGGTTGGTGATTGGCGGTACTCTGGAGGTGCTGGATACCGCCACCGTCACTGGGCTGCAATCGGGATATGCAACTGAGCAAACCGCTGGCAGCGTGTATCAAGCGACGAATCAAGCGGAGAGCGCTGCAACGACGATCGCCGACCTCAAGAGCGATCTCAACGCGCTTCTTCTAAAGCTCAAGAACGCCGGAATCATGGCAGCAGACCAGCCGGGCGCGTCTTAATAACATGGCGGCGTTGCTGAGCAAGGTCAAAGCGAACCTGATCCTGACGCACGACGCTGACGATGAACTGTTGCAACGACTGATTGATGCCGCCGTTGCATATGCGGAGAGTTATCAGCACCTGACCGCCGGAACCTACGAAGTGGCGGGTATGACACCGACGACCGAGGCTGCGGTGATCATGCTGGCTTCCCATTTCTATGAAAGTCGGGATGGTAGTACGGGCGGATTCTTCGCAGATAATGTGCAGGCGGGCCAGCAGGTATGGAACACAGTGAACACCCTGCTTCGCTTTGACCGCGACTGGAAGGTGGGTTCATGAGTTACGGCAGGATGAATACGCTGATCGCGATTGCGCGGGAAGTAGTGACGAAAGACGCGGAAGGATTCGCGACAAAGACTGATCAAGTCATTGCGTCGGCGTTTGCATATAGGGAAGGGCGTCACGGTTCTCAGAAATGGGTCAATCGTGCCGCCTTTTCCGAGGCGACAGACTTGTTCCGGTTTCGAGTTATCCCGAGTCTAACCATTACTACGGGGCATGTAATCCTTTGCGGCGAGGATCGCTTCGAGATCACGTCCGTTGAGGATGTGAAAGGCAGAGGCATGTACATCGAAGTGCTGGCAAAAAAGGTGACGCCCAGTGGCTAAGGTGAAGATCGAAATGCCTAGTGGATTCATGGATCAAATCGCCGGCATGGGCAACGCGCTCGATGCGGCGATTCCGAGAGCGCTCGCAGCAGGCGGAAAGATTGTTCTGGACAAGATGAAATCGAATCTCCGATCGGCGATCGGGCGTGGCACGAAGACTAAATCGCGCTCGACCGGCAAGCTTGCCGCTTCGCTCGGTGTATCGCCCGCGAAGTTGGATCGCGACGGAAACTTGGATGTGAAGGTCGGGTTTCTAGAAGGGCGCGGCGACGTCAGTAATGCTATGCTCGCGAACCTGCTGGAATACGGCAAGCATGGTCAGCCACCGAAACCGTTTTTAAAGCAGACGAAATCCTCGAGCCGGAAACCGTGCATCGAGGAGATGCAACGCGTATTGAAGGAGGAACTGAATCTCCCGTGAGTATGTTGGAAGAACTGAATACGATCGTCGAGAGCGCCGGACTTCCAGTGGAGACCGGCGTTTTCTCCGGCACCGCGCCGGACGAGTATGTCGTGATCACACCGATCTCGGAGCATTTCGAGCTGTTTTCGGACAATGCGCCGGGCATGAACATCGAGGAAGCGCGGTTATCGCTCTTTTCAACAGCAAACTATGGAGCAAAAAAACGATTGCTCGTTCGATTATTGCTCTCAGCGGGGTTCATAGTATCGGAACGGCGATATATTGGGCTGGAAGAGGACACGGGCTATCACCACTTTGCCATTGACGTGGCGAAGGAGTACATGGAGGAAGAATAGATGGCAACCATCGGATTGGATAAACTATATTACGCGAAGATCACCGAGGGGGCGAACGGCGACGAGACCTATGCCGCGCCCGTTTCGCTCGCCAAGGCAATGTCCGCAGAACTGAAGATCGATATCAACGAAGCGACACTCTACGCTGACGATGGCGCGGCCGAGGTCGTCAAAGAGTTCAAGAGCGGAACGCTTACGCTTGGAATCGACAACATCGGCGCGGCGGTCGCGAGCGATCTGACCGGTTCGCAGATTGACGACAACAAGGTGCTGGTGTCCCAGAGCGAGAATGGCGGTCAGCCTGTCGCGATCGGGTTCCGCGCGAAGAAAAGCAACGGCAAATACCGCTATTTCTGGCTGTACCGCGTCGTGTTCGGCATCCCCGCAACGAACCTACAGACGAAGGGTGACAACATAACATTCTCGACCCCGTCTATTGAGGGGACAATCATCCGGCGCAATAAGCTGGACGGTCAGGGCAAGCATCCTTGGAAGTGTGAAGTCAACGAGGATGATACCAGCGTGCCGGCAGCGACGATTTCGGGTTGGTACACGCAGGTCTACGAGCCGACGTTCACGGCGGAGGGTTAAACATGGAAAACGATAGAGCCGCTATGATCCAGATCGGTAATCGGGAGTATGAAATGCTCCTGACCACGCGTGCAACGAAGGAAATAGCCAAGCGCTATGGCGGTCTGGAGCACCTGGGCGACAAGCTCATGAAAGCGGAGAACTTTGAGCTCGCGCTGGATGAAGTGGTCTGGCTGATCACGTTGCTCGCGAATCAGAGCACATTGGTGCACAACCTGCTCGAACCGGACAATAAACGCGAGCTCTTGACCGAGGAAGCGGTTGAATTGCTCACCACGCCGCTTGATCTATCCGGCTACAAAGCCGCGATCATGGAAGCGATGGTCAAGGGGACGAAGCGCTATGTCGAAAGCGAGGAGGAACCTTCAAAAAACGTGTTGGTCGGGCAAGCGACGAAGAGCTGTTTGCCCGACTGATCTTTTACGGGGTAACTTTGCTGGGACGGTCAGAGTGCGAGGTATGGCTCATGCCGCTTGGTGCTCTACTCGACCAGTGGGAGGTGTATCGGCAATTCCATGGACTGTCAGACTGCAAAAATAAGCAATTTATCGACAATATGATTGATTTGTGTCTATAAACGTTAGTATTAAGACTTGATTAATATTCAGGTACGCTTGTGCACATTTTAATTGTAACCGGTCGATGATTGTGCTAAACTGGCTCTATATTTTCGTTACGATGTTATAAATGAATGGAGCATAGAATGAAGCGGTTACGAAATACGTTTCTGGATTTAGCTATCCGTATGATCGGGTTTGGTCTTCTCATTGGTATCGTTTTTCCGTTCTTTATGATTCTTCTGGGCGTGCCCAAATCAATCGCATTCAGTGGACTGTTTCTGGCATCCTGTATCATTGCGGGTGTGCTGGTCGGGTTCGTCAATATTTTGATTTCGCGTATTACTGTTCGAAACAAACTCACGGTTCTGACAGGCAAAATGCGAGAAGTCAAGGATTCGATCATCATGATATCTGACAATGGCAGAATCGGTGATTGCAATCCAGAGCATTGCAGCATCCCCGTAGAAACGGATGATGAATTTGGTCAAAGCGCGACGGCGTTCAACGAATTAATTACGTCGTTTGCCGGGTCACTACGGATGCTTGACGACATCAAGACATTCACCGCGATATTTTCCAGCCAGCTGGATTTGCACGCGCTTTCTGAATATGCACTTGATCGCGTTCTGAATGGGACCGGCGCGGATGCTGGAGCGATTCTTCTTGAACAGGATGGCGAGATTTGCGTGTTGCAGTCGTTTGGTATTCGCGAAGCGAATTCACTTGCCAACGATCCCCATATTCTAAACACCTTTACAAAGGGTGAGTCATATATCATTTCGCACCCTGCGGAGATCATTGTAGAGAGTACACTGACGCAATTTCATCCGAAGGAAGTTATTGTTGAGCCGGTGAAGTTCAAAAATGTACCGATTGCTGTGATTCTGCTGGCAAAAGCGGAATCGTTCCAAGCCGATTACACAAAGCAATTATCGATCTTTACGCAAAGCCTTGCGGTTGCGCTGCATAACGCTCTGGAACATGAACAACTACAGAAACTCGCTGCTCTGGATCCGTTGACTGGCATCCTGAATCGCAGATTTGGCATGGTTCGTTTGCATGAGGAGTATTCGCGTTCAGTCCGTAGAGGGATACCTCTTGGCGTGTTGATGTTCGATATCGATCACTTCAAACAGGTGAACGATACATATGGTCATGTTGTTGGTGATCGTGTCCTTCGTAATATTACGGCAATGATTCGTCAGGGTATTCGTGAGGGCGATATTCTGCTGCGATATGGCGGAGAAGAATTCATGGTGATTTTGCCAGGAGCTTCTAAGGACGATGCGTTCACAATCGCGGAGCGAGTGCGGCACATCGTTCGTGACAACAAGACGACATATGGCGATAATCAGATCAGCGTAACGATCAGCGTTGGGCTTGATTCGATGCCGGAAACCACAATCAGCGGCGAACAGGAATTGATCGCGAACGCCGACGAAGCGCTTTATTGCTCGAAGAATTCTGGCAGGGATAAGGTGACGATTCACTAAATCTCAAACCAGTGTAGTTCTTTTATGAAACGACCTTCGGGTCGTTTTTTTGTGCCATTTGTTATAGGAAGGTGGTTATTAGGCAAGCGATTTTGGACTTAAAATCGGAATTGAAGTCGAACAAGCTTCCCGAAAATCGCTTTCCGAGATCAAATCGGCATGAAAAAGGAGCAACCTTTCGATTGCTCCCTAAGGGTTTGGATCAGTTGTTGCTTTCCGCAACATAGAAAACCACCTTTTGCGGTTTACTTTTTATATCCGCACTTGGGGCATGCACCGTTCTCGTTTAAAGCAATACCGCACAGCGGGCAACGGTCAATGGTGTTGTGAGTCTCAAATACTTCGGAAGCCGCGTTAACGCCGCTGGTGAAGGTCAGCTTGGCAATGTTCAGCTTGTCCTTCAGCAAATCATAAACAATTTTGATCATACCTTCAACGGTCATGGTCTCTTTGGTTACAACCAAACGACATTCAGGATATGCGGTTGCAAGCTCGGTTTTAAAGGCGGGGCCCTTCATTTTATTGGTCGGGGCACCGTCTTTAATGCCCTGTTTTTCATAAACGTCAAGGATTGCAGGTAAAAGGGGATCATCTTCGCGCAGGATTAGTGCATGGTCGAAGTTTCTCAGCACATCCCAAGCGGTCTTCTGGATTTCATTGCAGGGGAAAACCATATTGACACCGGTATTTACAGAATCTTCCACCTCGATCGTTAGAATGCCGGTGTGTCCATGTAAGTACTGAGCTTCGCCCTTGAATCCGTAGAATCTGTGTGCATACTGTAAGTCTAATTTAGTAATACTTCTCATGATTTTTCTCCTTGTGTTTATTATTTACGGGATGTTTCCATGCTCCCGTATGAGCACTAGATCATACTTTATCTGGAATATTCGACACTATGCCTTTGGGTTACGTTCGCATCCCGAGCAGATGCCTTTGAAAACAATATCATGCCCAGTAAATACGAAACCGGGTGTATCCTTGATGGATTTCTCCAAATCGGCTTTATATTCCATATCCACATCAAAAACACGGCCACATTTTACACATTTTGCATGATAATGATCGCTGCAGAGATGGTCAAATCGGTCAGCACTACCGGGGAACTCCCTTTTTCGTATTTCGCCTAAGTCGGATAATCGTTGCAGGTTCCGATACACGGTTCCTCTGCTGATATGGGGGTGTTCTTTCACGAGCGCATTATATACCTCATCTGCAGTCGCGTGACAACTCAACTTGTTGACGGCCTCAAGTACTAAAGCGCATTGAATAGTATTTCGTCTAATCATATAGCCATCCCTGTTTTAGCATAGAATCCTAATTAGGATAATATATCAATTAGGACAGAATGTCAATATTCAATGTAAATCAGTTAATTCGTGTACCGAACTTACCGCAAATCTCTCCAATGGATGCAACTACAAATATTGGGTATACTCCAAGGCCGCTATGTATCCCTAACGGCTTTTGAAAACTGACATGCGGATAACGACGATAGAGTCGTTTTTTTATGCCCATTTTCTCTTAGGGAGGTGATGAAATGCCGTCCGATTTCGGACTCAAGATCGGGATTGAGGGAGAAAAAGAGTTCAAGAAAGCGCTCTCCGAGATCAACCAATCATTTAAGGTTCTCGGGAGCGAAATGAACCTCGTCACCTCCCAATTCGACAAACAGGACAAATCGGTTAGCGCGCTGACCGCCCGAAACCAAGTCCTGCGAAAAGAGATCGACGCTCAAAAAGATAAGGTTGAAACCCTCGAAGCCGCGTTGCAGAACGCGGCTTCTTCTTTTGGGGAGAACGATAAGCGTACCCAAGCGTGGCAGGTTCAACTTAACAACGCCAAAGCGGCGCTCAACGGTATGGAGCGTGAGCTGGGTACGAATGAAACCGCGCTGGAGAGCGCGGCAAACGGACTGGACTCCGCCGGTAAGCAGGCGGATGAGTTCGGCGATGAGATCAAACAATCCGCCGATCAAGCGGACGACGCTGGAGGGCGTTTCGACAAGCTCGGGTCGGTCGTGAAAGGCATCGGCGTCGCGCTCGGCGCGGCCATGGCGGCGATCGGTACCGCTGCGGTGGCCGCTGGAAAAGCGCTCGTCGATATGACGGTCAACGCCGCGGCATATGCGGACGAAATGCTGACGCAAAGTTCCATCACCGGCATGAGCGTGGAAGGTCTACAGGCATATTCCTACGCCGCCGATCTCGTAGATGTTTCGCTGGACACTTTGACCGGCTCCATGGCAAAGAACGTGAAGTCTATGTCCAGCGCTGCTGGCGGCAGCGAGCAGTTCGCCAAAGCATACGATCGCCTCGGCGTATCGGTGACGAACGCGGATGGGACGCTTCGAAACAGCGAGGACGTCTATTGGGATGCCATCGACGCGCTCGGGCAGGTATCGAACGAAACGGAGCGCGATGCGCTCGCCATGCAGCTGTTCGGCAAGAGCGCGCAGGATCTGAACCCGCTGATCGCACAGGGCAGCAAGGGCATCGCGGCGCTGACCGACGAAGCCAAGCGTATGGGCGCGGTGTTAAGCGAGGAAACGATCGCAAAATTCGGCGCGTTCGATGATTCCGTGCAACGGCTTAAACAGGGCGCGGCAGCGGCTCAACGTGTTATGGGCACGGTGCTGCTACCGCAACTCCAGACGCTCGCGGACGATGGCGTTTCCCTGCTCGGCGACTTCACTTCGGGACTTGCCGAGGCAGGCGGCGATTTTGACAAGATCACCGTCGTACTTGGCGAAACGGTCGGCGGGATCGCGAACATGATTCTCGGCAGCCTGCCGCAGTTTGTGCAGGTTGGCATGAGCATCGTGAGCGCGATCGGCGGCGCGTTAGCGGCGAATCTGCCTACGCTGATCTCCGCCGCATCCGGCATCGTCATGACGCTTTTACAGGGAGTGATAACCGCGCTGCCGCAGTTCACGGATGGCGCGGTGCAGCTGATTACTACACTCGCGCAGGGGATTGTCGATATGCTGCCAGCGTTGGTGGAGGCGGCGATTCAGATGATCGCATCGCTTGTACAAGGTATAGGTGACGCGCTGCCGACGCTGATTCCGGCGATCATAGAGGCGGTGCTTCTGATCTGCGAAACGTTGTTTGACAACATGGACAAGATATTGGATGCGGCGTTTTCTATTGTGAAGGGCTTGGCAGAGGGCATCATACGCGCGCTGCCGAAGCTGATCGAAGCGTTGCCCAAGCTTATTACTGGGATCATCAACTTCTTCACGCAGAACCTTCCCATGCTCGTGACCATGGGCATCCAGCTTACGATTCAGCTTGCTATCGGCCTGATAAAGGCGCTTCCGCAGCTGATCGCCGCTCTACCTCAGATCGTTTCCGCAATCCTAAACGGATTCGGATCGTCGGTATCCTCCGTGGTGGAGATCGGCAAGAACATCGTGAGCGGCCTTTGGGAAGGCATTAAGAGCATGGCATCTTGGCTGGCTTCAAAGGTGCGCGACTTCTTCTCCAACATTGTGAAAAGCGCGAAGAGAGCGCTCGGTATCGCGTCGCCTTCAAAGGTGTTCGCCGGAATCGGCGAGAACATGGGCGAGGGCATTGGCGTCGGCTTTACCGACGCTATGGAGGACGTAAACAAACAGATTCAGAGCGCGATCCCGACCAGCGTAGACGTCGGCGCGATCGATGTTCTGACGAACCTACCGAACAGCATCGGCATCGGCGGCATGAGTGACTTACTGTCGCAGAAACTGGATGTGCTGATCGACGAAGTGCGGCGGTATCTGCCGCAGCTTGCCGGGATGCAGCTGGTCGCAGACACCGGGGCGACCATCGGCTGGCTTGCGCCGGCTATGGACGACGCGCTGGGTGCAATTCGCAGACGAAAGGAGCGGCTGACGTGAGCGATATCCGATTTGGAACAAAGTGGGCGCGCGCGGACTATGGTCTGATTATCGCGCCCTACGCTATCCCCATGCCGGAGCCGCAGACGAACTTTGTGGAGATTCCCGGGCGTGATGGCGCGCTCGATCTTACGGAGGCGTTGGGTACGGTGCGTTACGCCGATCGGATCATTCCGCTGACGCTCTATGCGCGCGCGCCGTTTGACACGTTGATCTCCGCGTTTGCGTCGGATGTGCACGGGCGGCGCATGAACATGATCTTCGACCGTGATCCGACCTTCTATTACGACGCGCGGATGACCATTGAGGACGTGGAACGGCACTGGGGATATTGCGAGCTGTCGCTTGAGTGCCGTGTGAAGCCGTATAAGCTGGAACAATTTGAAACGGCGATTACGGTTCTTCCCACAGGCACCGCAACCGTGACGTTGACGAACACGCGCATGCCGGTCGTACCGTCGATCACCGTTTCCGCTGAGATGACGCTCACGTTCACGATTAGCGAGAAGGACTATTCTGTGACGCTTCCCGCCGGAACACACACCATCCCGTCGCTGGTGCTTTTGGAAGGAGATACCGAAATTGGTATCACAGGGACAGGCTCAGCCACGTTCACCTACCGGAAAGGAGCGCTATAAATGTACCGGATACTCTGCGATTCGTATGTGCTTTACGATCCGCGTATGGCGAACATTATCGTATGCGAGCCAATCTTGGTACAAAAGAAGAACGAGCTAGGCGAGTTATCATTTACGATCCCGAAGGAGCATCCGAACTACGGCGCGCTAGAAAAGCTCAAGAGCCGTATCAAGGTCTATCGAGACGACGCTCTGATCTGGATTGGACGTGTGATTGAGGACGAGTGCGATCTTTACGAGAATCGGAAGGTGATTGCCGAGGATGCGCTGTCGTTCCTGCTGGACAGCATTCTGCGGCCATTCACATTCGACGGAACGGCAACGGAGCTTTTTGCGTGGATTCTGGCCGCGCATAACGCGCAGGTGAATGAAAGCCAGAGACTGATGCTCGGGAACTGCAACATATCCGGGTCGGTCGATGTAGCGACAAAGGACTATCTGTCGTCGTGGCAAACGATGAAGACCTGCCTGCTCGATTCTTTCGGCGGTTACCTGATCGTCCGATATGACGAAAACGAGAATCCGACCTTGGATTATTTCTCGGATGTCCCGGATACGTCAACGCAGCGGATCGAGTTCGGCGAAAATTTGATCGCCCTTGTGTTGACCAAGAACGCGTCCGAAACCTATACCGCCTGCGTCCCGCTCGGGGCGGCGTTGCGGGCTATCGACCCGGAATCGGAGAGCGACGCGCGGTTGACGATCGAAAGCGTGAACGAAGGGCAAGAGTTTTTAATCGATGTGGCACTTGCGGCAGAATATGGTGTGATCTTCGCGCCGCCTGGTTTGACCACATGGGATGACATCACCGACGCAACGATCCTTATGAACCGAGGCCACGATTGGCTGAGCGGAACCGGCGCACGATTCAAACAGACGATCAAGCTTTCTGCGGTCGATTTGCACAACGCGGTTGCAAATGTCGAGTCGTTCCGGTTTCTGGATCAGGTAGTCGTTTCTTGCGGCACACTCTGCCCAGAAGAAACGTATGTGCTATCCGAACTGACGATTCCTCTGAACAACCCGGCGAGCACAGACATCGTGCTCGGAGATTCGCGTCCTTCTCTGATTGGCGAGGAGATACGGCAGAATGCGTCGGTGAAGAATCGTATCGAGTCAATCGAAGCGGATTATACCACGCATGCTGAAATCAAAGAGATTGTACAGGAGCAGATCACCCAGAACACATCGATCCTACAATCCGCGCAGCAGATCATCATGACCGCGTTGGATGACTACGTGCGAACACAGGATTTCATCGCGCTGCAGGACACGATTCAGACGTCGTTCTCCATCATGGCTGGGACGATCGAGGCGAATTTCACAGAGACGGCAAGCCGCATCTCGACGTTGAACGGCGAAATGTCGCAGCAGTTCGAGTCGGTGCGGAGCTTCATCCGCCTGATTTCATCCGGTATCGTGATCGGAAAAAGTACGTCTGCGATCAAGCTCAAGCTGGAGAACGACGTGCTTTACTTCTTCACTGGCGGCGAGGACAGCGTAACCACAGATAGCGCGATCGCATATTTTTCGGCGGGGAAGCTGTTTGTCAACGATGTGCAGGTGCTTTCGTCGCTGCGAATTGGCGGTTACGCTTGGGTGCCCGAGAGTGGCAATTTGAACTTTAAGAAGATCGCGGGGTGAGGAAATGGCAAACTGGCCATATGAGTCGATTCATGATGGATACACGATCGTCAACGGATCCTTATCTGGAACCGCGGCAAGCAAGATTTCCTGTTGGTTGGAGTACAAGATCGTTTCACAGTCGGTCGCAAACAACACATCTACCATCCGGTTCTATGTGTTTCTGGCGACCTCGGGGAACACCTCGCAGTTTGACGTTTACTGCAATAATGTCGATTCGAACTCTCGCGGTGCAATGAGTGTATCGGTCGATGGAAGCTCCGTATATAACCGTATCGGGAGAGGTTTCGCGATTTCGCGGATTCCATACCGCAACGAGTATATCACGCAGTATCAGGAACCTTATGATACGGCGATGGGATATCAATACCTCATGATCCTGACCGATAACGCGAGCACAGAGAGCGAAGCATACGGCGAATGTACAGTTACACACAGCTCGGATGGAACAAAGCAAATCACGTTGTCGTTTACAGCGAACTGCACCTACTCCGCATCCATTGGAACGGCGAACGGCAGCGTGGTCATCTCGCTACCTGCGATTCCGCGTATTACCACGCCCTCAGTCTCCGCTGTCACGCTCGGCAATGCGGCGACGATTTCGCTCACGCCAGCATCGAGCGCGTTTCTACACACGCTGCGCGCGAAGTTTGGCTCGCGTGCCGAGACGATGGTTGCGTCGCAGGCTTCGGCGACAAGCATTTCATGGACACCATCACTAGACGAAGCCAACGCTGCGCCGAACTCGACGAGCGTCGCGGGGACGCTGTATTGTGACACCTATTCTAACGGAGTCCTTCTTGGAACAACGCAGGTGAGCATATCCGCCTCGATTCCGGGATCCGTTGTACCGACTGGATCGATTTGGTTCTCTGAAGCGGAAGAGGAGTTAATTACTCAATTTGGCTGCTATGTACAACGAAAGAGCACATTGAGCGTCAGTATTTCCGCTTCGGGTATCTACAGTTCGTCGATTTCATCGATTTCGACCACTGTAAACGGAGCAACGTACTCGGGAAACTCCTTCACGACAAATGAATTGACAACTGTAGGTACGAACACAATCCGAACGACGATCACAGACAGCCGAGGCCGAACCACGGTGCTGACGGGAACGTTTGAGGTCGTGGCATATGATTCCCCATCCGTTCAGTCTATGGCTGTCTTTCGGTGCGATGCCGCGGGCAACGCCAGCAACACGGGAACATACGCCATGTTAGCGGTGACAGGCGTGATCTCCTCTTTGAATAACAAGAACACCCGCGTACTCAAAATTGGGTATAAGCGCAAGAGCGAAACGTATTATACGGATACGACGTTCACGCTTTCTGCATATACTGTCAACGGTTCATACCGTATCGGCGGAAGCCTATCGAACCAATACACCTACGACATTCGCGTGACGCTCGGCGACTATTTCGGTGAAGCGTACGGGTACACCGACCTGAGCACGGCGGAAGTCATTCTATCCGTGCGCAGCACCGGCATGGGGCTGGCGGTCGGCAAGGTTTCTGAAGAGGATAGCTTCGACGTCGGCTGGCCGGCACGGTTTCGAGAGAATGTACAATTTGATGATGCTGTAACGTTTTCGAGCGTTCTGTGGCTGGCAAACCTGATCTTCCCGGTCGGCAGCATTCGCATGACGGTATCCGCCGCGGATGAAAGCGCATTCCTTGGAGGCATATGGGTGCGTTGGGGAACGGGTAGAGTGCCGGTGGGCGTGAATACTTCCGATATTAACTTCAACACTGTGGAGAAAACAGGTGGTGCGAACACGCATACACTCGCGACAGCGGAATTGCCGTCACATAATCACTCGTTCAGCGGCTCCGTGACGGTGAACGCAAACGGCGCGCATACCCACCAGGCATCTTCGGGATCGTATAAGGTTGGCAGCGGTTCGGCCTCTACCTATTACTATATGACCAACGGCGGCAGTACCAGCGGCCAGACAACAGGTTCCGGCGGTTCGCATGACCATACCGGTTCCGTATCCGGGTCCGTTGGCAGCGCCGGCAGCGGCGCTGCTCACAACAACCTGCAGCCATATATCACGTGTTATTTTTGGAAGAGAACAGCATAAAGCCCGGCAGTTAGCCGGGCTTCATGGATGAATGCGTTTACATGAATCCGAGTTTTTTCGCTTGTTCGAGGTACTTGGGAAGGTCTTCAAGTGAAA